ATATTCTCCCATTAAGCATAAGGGGGCTAAAAAGCCCCCTAGTATTATAAGTTACGATGAGTTAGAAGCAGTTTCATCTGAACCACTAATATCACAAAGTACTGCCCATACTCGAACTTTACCTGCGGTGTCTTGTGCACCTGCAGTTAAAATATCAATAGTATCAGCCGCTTTACAGATAAGCATTGCTGCTGCATCTGTAGCATCGACTGGGGCATGACCTGTACCAGTTGCGTCAAAGGCATCAACCCAACAGTCAGGGTCATGGTGACCTGCTGTTGAACCTGTAATACCTAAGTCAAAAGTTACGGAAGTAGAAGAAGCTGTTAAAACTTCTAATCCTGCCGCCATAACTAATGTTTCTGCCGGAACATTTAAACATTGTATAATGTCTGCTGCTGCCGGGTCAAACAATGAGTTATCAACTGTATTTTCAACGTAATATGGTTTTCTTCTGGTAGAAGGATGTCCTGCTGTTCCACCAGTAGTTTTATCAACTGTTGCCATTCATTCCTCCTATTATGTTAAGACAACTGCAGTTCTAGTAATAGCTTCAGCTCTAAGAACTTTGCTACCATAAACGTGCAATCCTCTAACAACGTCAGAAAAAGAATCTGGGTCTCTTACTACTTCAGTTTTCGCAATATGCGAAGCTGTTGCAGCCGCAGACATATGTCCACCCATGCAAAAATATGCATTAGATGTACCAGATACTGTAATAATATCTGTTCCAGACCTATTTAACGCTGTTGATTTGTACAATTTCATACCTGCAATTGTAACTTCTGATACCAATCCATTACGAAGCGGGGATTCGCCACTGCTACCCATTACGGACATATCCATAACTTTTGAGCCGGCTGCACCTAATTGCTCGTAAAAAATCGGAGGTGCTACAAACCATCTATTTTCTTCCGGTACTTCATTGTCATCAAGAAGTCTAGCAGATTCTGCAATAACACTGTGAGCTAAGTCACCTGTGTTAGCAGTTACTGCTGAACCTGCATTGATTCCAGAAGTAGTAGAAATAGCTTCAAGAACATCTCTATCATACTTTCTTTTAAGAGCATAAGCTCCAGAAGAAGTAGCTAGAGATTCCCAGTTTACATGAGATTGTCTTTCTTCAATATCATCTACTTTGAAAGCAAAATAATTTGCAGTGTCAACTACAAGAGTAGTTTGGTCATCTGCAAGATTTTGTAGATTAGTTTGAGAACCTTTCGTATAAGAACTAACTGAAATTGTTGGTTCTTTTATAATTCTAACGGTATCGCCGTAATTCTCAATTTCTCCCGCATAATCAGTGTTAGTGATACCCTCAACAACAGAGCTTCTACGGAAATATTTGAGAACTTTCTGCGAGTAAATGCTCGGTAACCAATTGCCCGAAGGTAAATTGTCATAACCGGCAGATGCTGTAATCGCCATAATTATTCTCCTATAAGGTTAAGTTTAAGCTCGAGTATCAACACGCCCTTCTTTAAAGGCAGTATCAATCTCCTTCTCGAACTTTTCATAGACATTTGGATTCATTTTTTGAATCTCAGATGCCTTCCAAATTTTCTTATCAGAGTTGCCAGAAACATTTACAGACTTGGCCTTTGTCTTTGTCACGCTCTGTGCTGCACTGGTAGTCGAATTTGGTCTGCTCTTACTTAATCCATTGTCCGCTTTGTACAAGTCAACAACACGAATTGCCCATTTAGAATCTTTACTGTTTTTAGTTACACCGTCAGATATAGATGAAGGTTGAGTATTCAACCACTCTATAAATTCTGGTGAATCTTTTAATTCAATAAAATCTGGATGAGCATTTAACAATTCTCTGTAAGCACTTTGTACAACTAAATCTTCTTCACGTTTACGAAGTGTTTTAACTTCTTCTTGTAAAGATTCTACTTGTCTTGATGCTTGTTTTTGAGATATTGTTTCTACCACATCATATACATCTGGATATTTTTTTTTAAATTTTTCGAGGTCTTCATCAGACTTAGGCGGAGTATAACTCGCCATTGCTTTATTTTTTTCAGCAACTCTCATTTTAGCCTCTAGCTCTTCCAACTTCTGCTTATTTTCATTTTGCTTTCTGTCGTAGTGCGATTTAAGGTCGTCATATCTTTTCTTATAATCATGGTTTGGCTGAGTTTCATTGTTACCAATAAAACCTGTTTCTTGAGGAGTGGCCTCTGGGGTGTCCTCTACAGTTTGTCTAGGGTCTTCAACTTCTTTATCTAAATCCTTATGATAAGGGTTTTGATACATTGTTGGGGCCTTTTCATCAACCACATCTTGTTTTTCTTGTATTTTTGCTTCTTTAGCTTTTGCTTGAGCCATTATTTCCTCCTATGGGGTCACATATTGTGAGTAGCCATTTTTGGTTGTTGAGTACATTGGGGTTATACCTAATGTATAAGTAGCCTTGTACTAATCCTAAGTTTTACGTTAGGAAACTTTTATTTACCCATCATTCCCGAAGGTGATGGATTTGATTTTATCATTGTATTTTTATTATTAATCATAGCAGTAGAATCTGGTTTATTAATATTAGCACTATTTATTGCTTGTAATAATGTACTATCACTATAGTTTTTTGAATTACCTTCATTTTGAATTATTATTTTTCCTAATTTTAAAAGATTATTAGAATCTGTCATATCAATAGGGCCATCACCAAGTATTGATTGTATTGCTTTAATGTAAACATCTTGATTTGTTACAGTATATTTTTTACCTATTTCTTCAGCAGTTAAACCATTATAATTTTTTATTAAATTTCTAAAACCTGCTCGTAGACCATTATCAGAATTATCAAATTTTAAAAATCCATCTTTAGGCATATCTCTTGATAAATTTTCCATATCATTTCCTACAACACCAAAAAATCTATTAGTATTAGGGTTTGATTCTAAATTAAAAGGATTATTATTTCTATCTCCTCTTGTTAATACTTCTCCTCCGGGTGCTAATTTAACGGGTTTCATAAACCCTTCAAAACTTTGTGACCTATTGGCTAATTCTTTTTCATCATCTTGTGCTTCTGGAGACATAGGAGAAAGTAATTTTTTTCCTACTGAACTTTGTCCTGCAAAACTTTCTTGAGGTACGGCTATAGGTTGATTTTTATTTTCATCTAAATTTACTTGCCCACCAACTGCCATCATACCTTGTTGAGGATTTGGCTGTGTTGGGTTTTGTTGTATTTGTTGTCTTTCTTTTTCTTTTGCTTCAACTCGTTCTTTACCTCTATTATTTATTTTTTCTAATCTATCATAACCAATTTGTTCTGCTAAAACTTTTGGTATTATCATTTCACCATTACTAACTAAAGCATCTACCATAGAATCAACATCATCTGCTGCAGTTCCAAAATCAAGTTTAACACCTTTACGTTGTAATTCAGTAATAGCTTTTGTAACCATTCGTTCTACATCACTTCTACCTGCCATTTCAACAGCAGGTGCATTAATTACAAAATCACCTTCTTCTAGTTTTCTAGGAACATCATCAGCAACACCACTCATATCTTTATTTGGTTCACTAACCATTTCTAAGTTTCCTGCTTCTTCTACTGGTTGATTTTGCATTTGTGCCATCATAGCTTGTTCTGGTGTACCACCTTCTTGTAGATGAACTACGCCACCTAATTTTCTATTAGTTAAATCAGGGCCGCTAGGAGGAGAACTAGAAACAGAACTAGTATTAGCACCACCAGTATTAGAATTTCCACCACTAAATCCACTTTCAGTATGAGGATTAGCTTGTCCACTTTGTGTACCACTTCCTTTTGCACTATAGTTATCATTTGTAGTAAAATTATATCCTTGATTAGAATCAAATGATACTCCATTACCAGTATCAGTGCCACCAGTATCAGTTCCACCAGTATCAGAAGTTTGTGTTTTTACAGGTTTCCATAAATTACCATCTAACCATTGATTACCTTGGGGGTCAGTCCATAAACGACCTCGACCACTCCATCCTTTATCTTTTAAAGCTTTTTCTGCAGCCCAAGCTTTCATATAGGAATCACTTCCGGGTTGCATATCATGTCTAGAAGAACCCATTTTAAGTATATCTTCTTGTTTAAATACACCATTATCAATACCTGTATTCATAAAATTAGCTAATGCTTCTTGCGGTGATTTTCCCATCTCAGCATATTTTTTTAAATCATACCCCGGATTAAAACTATTATATAAAATATGATTCATATATTGAGAAGCGTTCATATCATTTTTACCAGTATATTTATAACCTTTGTTAGGGTCAGCTAATAATTCTGTTATTCCACCACTAGATAATTTTTTAATAAAGTTATTTTTATCTTTTTCTTGTTGATACCCATAACCCATCCATACTGCAGCCGTAGCAAATGGAAATCCTCCACCCATTATACTACCCATCATTCCACTTATAAAAGCACCTTCTGGGCCTTTATCTAATGAATAAATACCACCAATTTTTTTAGCTATAGTAGTAGCAGTTCCTTGTATACTTCCTACTTTTCTTTCAAAAAAATTATCTGCATTAATATTATCAAAACTTTTTGGGCTTCCAGTATTATTTTGTTGAGATTTAGATTTATTAGTATCATAGTTTCTACGATAATCCATTTCAGTTGTTATACCTTTATATATATTTACTGCATCATTAAAGTTATCTACATAAGGTTCTCCTGTAGTAGCATCATATTGTAATAAGTTATTTACTTGTGCTTCTTCACTTAAATCAACTGTAGCACTTCCAGAGGGAATATAATCTGTACTTCTTAATGAACTTTTTTTATCATCAGTATCATCAGTTGCAAACGCCTCAACATCAACTTCTCCAGTTTTACCTTCTATATTATATAGCTCTTCATTAGGGTCTATAAAATAAGATTGATTTATTTCATTTGCGTTTGGTACTGCCATATTATTCCTTTTTTATTTTATTAATATCGTCTTTTAATTTAATTAGTTGGCCCAGTAAAATTGCTTTCCCCTGACTGCGGAACATTTCCTGTTCCGATGTTGCCACCTCCAGTGCCCGATGGGTCTGTTCCTGCTCCATTAAGAGGTACTCCTTGAGGTGCTCCCATTGGTGACTGTTGACCAGTGCCTTGAGCTTGTTCAGTATCTTGTTGTTGTTGTGCATTTAATCCCTTTAACATTTCGGCAAATATAGCCGCATCATCCATATCATTCACTAATGTTTCAGGGTCTATATCCTGTGCTATAGCTAATTCTCTTATTAGATTAGGTATTTTAATGAATGGTGCTAACATAGGGTTAGCAACAGTTTGTAGTAATGAAGTTAAGCGTTGAGACCTAACTTCTTTTTGCATAACACTAGCCACTCCTCTAGGTTTAATTTCTAGGTCACCCACAATTTCTGGATTTTCTGTATTAAATTGCATATTCCATTGAAACATTGCTTCACCTAATGGCTTTAACAAGTAATCATCTATATTTTTCATAACTGTTTTTATAGATAGGTTAGCCCCACTTAATAACATAGAAAGACCAGATGATGTTCTACCTGTGCCTGATACTCCTGTTTGCCCGTGCATAACAGAAGGTATTCCTGTTTCTTCATCTGCAAGTTGTCTTGCTTGCATATACATTTGTAAATTTTCTGGTGCTGTATTAGGAAATTTTAATCCATTAATTGCAGTTCCTGTAACACCTGATTGTCGTCTAAAGATTTTTCCGGGAAATATATCCATATTTTGACCCGGTACTAGAGATGCTTCATCAACATCAAAAACTAAATTACCTGCTAAAGCTAAATTATCAATAGCCATTCTAACATGACCATTCATAAGAAGCTGTGCATCTTCCATATTTTCTGGTACACCTACACCAAATAATTGATAAGGGTTTATTTCATATGGTAAAGCTTGATAAGGTATTCGCTGTGGAGTAAAAGGATTTATTGCTACTCGTAAAACATGTGCATTACCAACCCATACATTAACTTGCATTTCATTTAAATGGTCTAATGAACTAGGTATATCAGCACCAATTTGCTCTAATAACTGTCTATCTAGTATACCCCAGTATTCTAATACTTCATATCTATCAGTTGTTGTTCCTTCACCATAACTTTGTTTATCATAAGTTTGAATAATATCTTCATAATATTCTGTAGTGTAATTACCACCCATAGCTAAACATTCTTCAATTGCATCTTCATTAAAAAAAGGCATATTTTTTAAATCACGCATTTGTGAACGTGTAAATTTATGACGCTGTATTACATAGTCACAATCTGATAAACTTGTAGCTGCAGGGTCTGGAAAAAAATCCCAACATGATACTGCTTCTATTTTAGGTATAAGTCTATCATAAGGCGTATACTCTTTTTCTTGTGTCCATTTATGAACTGTTTTATTATAACTTAATGGCCCTTTAATAATTCCTGTACCTAATAAAACTGATTCAAAAATAGAGTGTCGTAAAGTATTTACTGCATTATTATCTAGTAATTGGTCATGAATAACCTTTTCCATTTTTAATGCTGTTTTTTTAGCAGGAGATATTTGTGGCTGATTAGGTAATCTAGCCGCTCCTTCTATTAAATTAGCACCTTCATATTGTTCTTTTAAACCACCAAGTTTATCCATACTAGGTGTTGCTTCTGTAGCACCGGGAGGTAATTCTCTACCATCACCATCATACCCAAACGGAGATTGTAATTGTTCTTCGCCGGGAACTGCTTGGTGCACAACATCTGCTATACCTTCTGGTACAGGTGTAGGCTCAACTGTTATAGGAAATTTTTTATTAGCAAATAAAACATCAACTATTTGGCCATAGGCCGCTAATGTTTTTGTTTTAGTAATTTTAATAAAAACTTTACTTTTTTCACTATCTCTAAATTGAGTTGTACTATCATAAACTCCTCTATAATTTTTATAAGCTCTTAACCATCTAGATTCATGTGTTTGTCTAGATGATTTTGATTCCTCGTATTTACGAGTTACATGTCCTATAATACCCGGAAGTTCATCCGCATCCATAGTTGAAGCTTGGTCTGTACCTTGCTTATCATTGACCATTAATAGTCCTTATTTTAGTATGCTTTTTGTTTATCTGCGTTTAAAACTGATTTATCTAATGGTGCAGATTTAGCTGTTGGTGTAGCTTGAATAATTGGATTTTCATTTCCTTCTGGAATTTCTTCTTTAAAATCCGGTTTCATTCTAGTTAATGGAGCATCCGCTCTATCAGCTTTTAGTTTATCTGAATTCATTATATAGTCTTTACCATAGTTATAGTTATTATCTGGCATATTGCCTCCTTATTTAAATTTTGGTTTTCGTACTGAGTTGCCATAGACTTTACCTCCCATAGCGTAAGGTTTTCTTTTAACTTTACCTCCTGATTTATAAAATAGAGGTTCAATTGGTTTTTTACTTTGTTCCATAATTTGGTCATATTGCTTTTTTGCATCATAAATAGCAATTGGAACAAATGCTTTAGTTCCAACTTTACTTACTACTTTACCCATTTTTGTAAGGGTATTATAACTACTTTTTAAAAATGTTCTAAAAGCTTTTTGATATGCAGGTTTATTAAACATTTTTTCTTGGTCTTTTGTACCTATTTGGTCTAATTTATGTACTATATTTGATTTAGTAATAGTTTTTTTAATATTATTAGCTTCAGAAGCATCTATTTTTCCTTCTTTAATAGCTAAATCTAATTCTTCTATAGTATTTGATACACCATGTATTTTTGCGTTGTACGCTACATTTTCAAATAATTTATATCCTCGTAAAGTAAAATTAATTTTGTTACTTTGTGCTTTTATTGCATCATAAGGTACTACAGAAGTTACTGTTGATTTTTTTTCTCCTATAAAACCCCCTAAACTATTTATTAAAGTATTTACAGTTGATTGAGGTTTTACATTTACAAATTTTTTAGCTTTTTCAGATATAGCAGGAAGATTTTTTTTAATTATAGTAGGTTTTGTTTTTAACCCTTCCTTTTTTTTAGCTTTTGTTACTCTATCGTTTTTATAACTAGCAATTCTTTCTGTTGCTAAATTTTCTAATTCATAATACTGAGCTTTTGATATAGCATTAAAAACTTTTTTACTACCTATTAAAGACCTAATCTTTCTTTCTAGACTTTGTATTCTAGCTTTTTGAGTAGCAGTGGTTATACCTCTACGCAATGTACTAGTATTAAAAGCGTCGGTAATTAATTTATTAATCTTTTGGTGTGTTTGTCCAAAAATTATATCACCTTTACTTAAATCTGCCATATCTAATAACCAAATGTTGCATCACTAGGCTCATATGCAACTCTATCCTTTATTCTGTTTAGTGTTGTGTTTAATGTAGGTTGATTAGATTGCCTAGTCATAATCATATACCTTAATGCATCATATGCGTGGTCATCAGCTTTTGTATCTACATCTTCTGGATTTGTTTTTGATATAGGTATACTTGCTAATGTTCTAATTAAATTTGTACAAGTACTAAATATTTTTAATTTAGGTTCTGCTGTTCTAGGGTCTATTTGTAATCTTCTATGAACTTCTACTTTACCAGAAATTCTGTCTCTATCAGCAGGTAACCAACGAACACCATTTCGTATCATTGTTTCTGCTATACTTGGGCCTAAACCAACTTTATTCCAACAACTTGTATCTAAAATAGATAGAGCCATTTGAGGGTCAGTTCTTTCCATTTCTAAAATCATTTTAGCTAAAGCTTCACCTGTATATCCTGCTGAGTACAACTCACGATAAATATAAATATTACCATCAAAGTCTACTGTACCCCATAATACACAAGATGGAGAAGCATACCCGTAGTCAGCCGCTCTAAATCTTTGCCATCCTATAGGAACTTCAAATGGTTCCATAGTATGTAAATGTCTAGAGAACTCTGGAAAAGCCGCACCTTCAGCAACTTCCCAATCTCCTTCTAATAATCTTTTTCTTTCTACATCAGGTAAAGAACGAAGCATTGCTTCATACTGACCATCTTGCATTAAGTAAGGATTATCAGTTAGTCGTGCAGGAATAAACTTTCTTTGAAATAAAGGTTGTCCTGCTTTTTCGTGTTGTTCTGGCCATTTATATATTTCGCCAGAATCAATATCCCTAGCTGCAAATGTTTCATGCGGTGGTGCAGGGTCAATATACATTTTTTTAACCCACCATCCCCCTAAACCGCCGGGGTTGGCTGTACACCTCATATAAGGTTTTATTTCTTGGTTGGTTGTTCTTAAACGAGAACGTAAGTACTCCCACACAAAAGGTGTAGGATAATGTGTTATTTCATCTATACCTATCCAGTTAAAAGCTTGTCCTTGATATCTAGTAACATCTTTATCTCTATCTAAGTAAGAAAACCAAGCGGTTGCTCCACTAGGAAATATCCACATGGATTTAGATTCCTTAAATACTGCTCCCGGAAATGCTTTTGGATATAATTGCTTGCTTTTGTCAATCAACTCTGTTAATTCATCGAGTGTTCTTCTAATTAACAAAGCCCTATGGTCGGGTAAATGAGCATATCTAAGTAAATCAGCTAGTAGAGCATATGATTTTCCACCGCCTGCTGCTCCTCCATATAGAACATCACGTTCTGGAGATGCTAAAAAGTCTGTTTGTGGGCCTTCATTTGGCTTAAAAATAACATTTTCTTGATTTACCTGTTCTTTTACAGCTTTTGGTGCTATTTTTAAGTCATCTTCTGTTAAAACAGAAGGATTTTTACCTGTTAAAGTTCCTTCTATCTTTTTTAAGCCAGATTCTATGTATCTAACTTTATCTCTTTGTGCTTTTACCTGCTTTACCTTATTTTCAGCAGTTTTTTTAGCTTGACGAAGCTTTTTTTGAGCCGCCATGCGTGCCTTTGTTGCAATACTGTAGTTATATTGTCTTTTAGGCTTTGGAGGAGGTACTTCATTCACTTTTTTCTTTTAATACCTTTTTTCTAAGACCTTGGGGGGATATTTTTCTGCCTGTTGTGGCTGAAAGCCAAGTAGCAACTTCCCTATAAGAGCAAGATTGAAGATAATTTTTTGCTTTTCTATAAGCCTCAAGCTCTTCTGAGATAGGTAATAACGTCTTTTTGTCTGTTTCATCTAATTTATATCCGAATGGTATTGTTGATGTTTTTCTTGTGTCTTGGGTGGTTGTGCTTTTCTCCATGCTAGGTAAACTATAAATTTATTATGTAATTGTTGGGGTTTAAGTGTTGATGGGTCTTCATTAAATTTTTCTCGTATCCAGTCATGAAATTTAGGGCTTTTTGTTGTTAAAAAGGGTTTGGGCATCTAATACTTAGGTTTCCTTACTCCTCCACCTTTTGCGTAGGTCTTTATAATTCCACCTCTATTCTTTTTATCTTTTTCTTTTCCTAATCCTCTTTTTCTTAGTAATTTAGATAAACCTATAGAAGCACCCATTACGGTAGGAGGTGCAGCAATTATTGTAGCAACATCAGCAGATGTTGTTTCTAAAAAATCTCTTTTTATACCATCTTTCCACATTCTAAATGTTACTCTATTTTTATTAATTGGTGTTGATTCAGGGTAACCTGTTTTTGTTTTTTTACCTTTTAAATCTATATCCTTTTTTAATTTCTTTTTAAAAATTGGTTCATTAGCCTTTTTAAGTATCTTTGATTTTGCTGCAGCTTTATCAAGTTTGTCAAAAGTTTTTTTAGCTGCATCATAAGCTTTCTTACCATACTTAGCTATTATATTAGCACGGCTTACTCCTGCAAGAAGTAATTTAACTACTAGATTCATTTGTATTTAGGTTTCCTTACTCCTCCACCTTTTGCGTAGGTTTTAATGGGGCCACCTTTTTTCTTATCCATTTTCTTTTTCTTCTTAGATTTATAAGTTCGGTATGGTAACTTAGCCTCCCCTTCTTCACCTCTACGTCTCATTGCGTCTAAAGAGTATTTAGTTGTATATGTTTTACCATCTTTTTTAAAAGTTTCAGTAACCATACCAGTTTTATAGTTTACATTTTTAGTAACAGATTTTTCGCTATCTGCTTCAAAACTATAATCCAGACCCTTATCCCCATATGCACCACCTCCAATTCCAGTGAGATTATCCATATGTAATTTACTTTTTTTCTTTTTTTTCTTATCTACTGAGCCACCCTTTTTATAAGATACATTTAAACTAAGAGGGTCTCTTTTTTTAGCCTTACCTCTAGATAAAGCACCTGCTATTTCTGTAGAATATTCCTCTGCATGAGTTTTTTTAGTTAACCTATTCATATGTTTTTTAATAGCTTGTTTTTTTAATTTATTACTTATATTACCTGATATTTTATTATTTTTCTTATACTTAGCTATCATATCATTAATAGGTTTAACAGCATACGAAGGTAATTTAATATCCATTTCTTTTGCTAATTCTTTAATACTACTCATTTATTATTTTTTCCTCCTGTTTGTTAGGTAATAGGACAACACCATGAATTGCTGTCACATTGTGGTCTACTGTCTCTCTAGAACCTATACCTATGCGGTTTAAAAGACTTTCTGCGGCTTTTAATCTAAGCTCACCCTTGGGGGTTGTTCCATCTTCGTCTAAAGCACTTATCAAATTATTAGCGGCTTTCATTCCATGTGTCGCTAAATAGTTCTGTGTTCGTTCTACTATCTCATTAGAAACTGAATTAACTAACCAAGAGCGTGATGTAGGCTCATATCCTGCGGTTTTCATTGCTTGGGGTACACTTCCACCGTTATCTATAAGAGCATCTACAAATGCCTCTTGTTTTTCTGTTAGTTCTTTTTTTTGTTTAGGTTTTTGAGGTAGTAGGTTCATTTAATATCTAACTTTTCTAACTCCGCCGCCTTTAGCATAGGTTTTTTGGTTAGCCATACCTTCTAAGCGTTCAGCCTCAGTTAATTTCTTAAAACTTTTACCTTTATTTTGCCTCATCATCTTTTTATATTCATCCATCTGTTTTTTTAACTGTGATGGTAAAGGTATACTCTTTCTTAAAAAATTTGGAGGTAGTGTAGGAAGTCTTTTCTTTTCTTTTCTATTCTCGTTAAACTTTTTAAAAAACTCTCTAAGTCTCTTTAAATAATCTTCTTGTTTTTTAGTTGCGGAGTCTTCTTTATTTAACCCAAACTTTCTTTTAAATTCGTCTGCTTTTTCTTGTTCTGTTGCTTTTGTTTTTTCTGTCATTTTATGTTATCCCCCAAGGTGTTACTTAGTACAGACTGCACCATATCTCCCTTTTGTGTTTACTAATTAAAGTGGTGGAGTATGTGCTTGTTTTGTACTCACCTTATTATATTATACACGATATCTCCTAGTTGTCAAGTTAATTCTGAAATAAAAATAATTTTTTACTTGACAAATACGCACACAGGTGTATAATAGGAGATACCCCCTTACCCGGGGGCTTACATCTATTATATAGATATATATGTAAGGGTACCGTAGGGGCAAGCGATTCCTAGTTAACAGGGTAATTTCTATAAAATTCTATTCACTTTGTATAACCCTTACCATACCACCCCCCGTGACCCTATAGTACCCCCAAAAATATATATATTCCGCCATTTTTTACAATAAAGGGTACTGACCTATAATGAACTATTACTTTCGATAATTACAGTTACTATTAGTGATAATCCCAGTTATCGAAACTAATAAATCAAGGTAGTCGGGGGAACTGGGGGTAACCTAGAATGAACTCTAAATTTAATCTAGATATAATCTAATAGAATGACTGGGTATTTCCCTTTTTTATTTAAGGGGCTTTTCGGGTACACCCGCATACAAAACTAGGCTGACAACTTTAACTAGTTTCGATTTAATTCTAGGCTTATTCCCTAGCCCATTTGCGAACAATAAGCACCCTAAAAACCCTTAGATTTTAACACATAAGCCACTAATTGAAGCTAAGTGTAAACTAGGACTAAACCCTCAATAAATCTGGATGCATCCGCAATAATACCCGAAATAAAAAAAGCCCCGCTTGAGTTCTCCCAGTTCTCAATTTGCGGGGCTAATTAGAAGGAATTAATGAAATATCTAATTAATATCTATTTCCAATAAAATGCAAGTATAAAACAACCTACACAGATTATAAGCATAAATAAGATTAAATCACTAAGCATAAATTAAGTACCTCCATTAATATCTATATATTCTGGAACTCCTTTAACCTCTAAATGAGTACAGCCAAGCTTAATAAGTCTTTTTTGTAGTTCATCTCTAATAGTTTTTGGTGTTAAATTAACAGTAGGGGTATTAATCATAAAATCGTACATACTGGAATAAGCTCTTATAAGCCCGTGTTCTCTACCCCTCAGATTGTGCGGTTTTTCAAATTTTAAGAAATATTCAGTATTTACTCTATCCTTCTCTAATTTAGTTATCATTTAGTACCTCCAACAAGTGCTTTTCTCATATTTTTATCAAAAAGGTTATAAGTTTTATCAATTCTAGCGGTAAACTTTTTAAGGTCAAATCTGGGGTTAGAATCTTGGCAATACTTAATCATTCTATCTAGCTTTTCATGATAAGCGATTAAGCAATCATAAAAAAACTTATCATGTGCTAATTCATCCGCTAATACCTCAAAATGTTTCTGGGTCATATATGGTGTACTAGGCATTAAGACCCCCTACAAGCTTTTTAACAGTATTTAACTTATTATAATCATTAATACTTATATCTAATATTCCTTGATTATTATTTTCATCAAATAGTATGATAGTTCGCATTTCGTTATCATTATGTAAATCTGCAAACATAACTGGATATATGTATTTAGGGTTAAGATTTTTAACCTTTTCACTATTTAAAGATTGATTTCTATTTTCTCTAATAGATTTATTATTTAATCTGATTAATTCAGATTTAGTGTAGTATTTAGTCGCCATTTTAAACTCCCTTTGTTAAATGGTTAATACTATAATTTTATATAGAAAATTCATTTATTGTAAACACAAATAAAAAACCCCGCTATTGCGGGGCTTAGTTTGTAGTCTTAGAGTATTAATGCTAATATTATAAATAATAGCAAAACTAGGAATACCCTACCTAGTAAAAGAATTAAATCTCCCATAGATACCCCGCATAAGTTTAAGTGACATTTGTTGTTTATTATAATTTATTGTCATAAACTTAATTAGAATTGTAGATTTGCTCCTTTAGGAATAATAAAAACACCTGCTAACATATTTTGCCAGTCCTCACTATTCATAAATTCTCTTACTTTATCCTCTCTTTTTACTTGAGCCGTATGTGTTTTTGAGCCGATTCTGGTCATTGAAACCTCTTTGATTTCACCTGTTTTTTCATTCTCTCTTTCAAAGGTATCGTCAATATGTGTACTCCAATGAGTAAGAGCATTAAACAAGTTCCAGACAGTAGAGCCTAAATTTCCCTTTTCTTTATCAAATTGAAATAAAAAGTAGTCTAAAAGCTTTTTATTAACCTCTACTTTTTGTTGTATACCATAACGACTAAGACCGCTTTTTTTCTTAGCAATATTTTGAGCTAAAATATAAGCGACCTGTTCAAGTGTAACTTCTTGCTTAATCATTTTATCCATAAGTTCTTTATTCTCATTAAACATTTGAATAGTTTTAGTTACTTGATTAAGTGTAGCTGAAACATTTAAACCCGTAGTATGTTTTTGTTTTACATGGTACATTCTTTGACCGCCAAAAACTAAAGAATTACGACATAAGTCCCTATAAGCACCCGCAAAAGCTTGATACATCCACGACATATCAACGGAATTAAAAATATCACTTCTCATATTAACCTTGCTATTATCTGGCATTACATGAGTTAAATCTGGATATTCTACAGTCCTTTTTTGTTTTCTTCCTCCTTCAAAAATACTATCAGTCACAATCACATTTTTAGGTAAATCTGACTGCTCCAGAACTTTCTCAGCGTGTTTTTGAAAGAGTACTGAAGGCTCAATAATTTTGTACTTATTACTTCTTGAACGGCCTAAAATTTCCATAGTATCGGGTCTATAGACAATTACTTGGTCATTCATAAGTGTGGGTGTTTGTACCCCGTTTTCATCTGGTAAAGTTATTGGCGGGTTAATAACTTTTTTAATAGGCATATCAAATAGTGATACATCCATTAAATTATCATGGGTTCTAGTTATTTCTTCTTTATGCATTTTAAACTCCCTTGTTTAATTCGGTTTTTAAATCACTTAATTGTGATATTTTCTTTTTAGTTTTTTTTTCTCTAAATACAATATCTTTTTTTCTTTTTTTCTTACGACCTGTAATTCCTGCACCATCCCCAAAAACATCTTGGGTAAGGTAATATTCTGGGCTTTTAGTGTTTCTACCAAAAGGATAATTTGAAATTGTTTTTTTTATTTTGTCTACCATAATTTCTAATGTGTTTTAAATAAAATTTGTTTTGCATTGGAATTCCAACAAAGACCACAGGAAACACAGTTTGCCACCTTGTCTAATTGCTCGGGGCAAACAATAGGATTTAAGCTGACATTTTCTAATAGTCTAGGTTTATACTCCGTGCTATTCGCTGACAATTCTACATCTGAATTTGAAAACCTAATAGCAAATCTATCAAAACCAATTTTATTGATGGCATTTTTTATTTGTTTACCTAACATACTTTTTGGACTATGGGCTGTATAACCATAAATACTTATTTTAGGGTATAGCATTAATATAATATTCCAGAATTTTATGTAATCTCTACTAAAAAAATCTCCTAATACATGAAGTCTTATATGAATACCAAATTTATGTTTTTTGTGTAGATTAAATAATTCATCTCGTAAAATTTCTGTAAATACTATGGTTTTATCAGTTCTAAACCTATGAGCAAAAGGCATATTATTGCCGTAGCAACTATCCCAATGATGACAACTTTTAGGACAACCCATTTCCCGCTCGACTAAACTTAAAGAATAGAGAGGCTTTTTAACAAAAGCCCCCTTACCAACCACCTTACCTAATTTACTGTTATTAGATTGTTTAAGTAATTTATGACCATAATTTTTATAATCATTCCAAGAATTTATAGTAGTTACTGTCTTAGGATAAATAGTAGTGTATCTCCGTAATTCTTTATTTCCTTTAATCATATTGTAAAAGGATTGTTATATTCTATATCAAATTCAAAAGGCTTAACACTGTTTTCTTTTAACAAATTAACAGCTTGATTTCCGTCCCAATCATAAAAACTATCAAAAGCTTCAACAAAATGGTTAACTTGTATTCTGTCACTATCCATTATTATTATATCTTTTTGTTTCTTATAACCTAACTTGTCAAACCATGCAGAAATTTCAATATTGTCGTCACAATCTGTAGTAACACTAACACTATCAGCTTTTAAACTATCTTTTACAGCTAAAGCAAGAGCACAATTCTCACAATTTTCTGGCCGTCCTTTTTTAATATGTTCTTCTTTAACTTGTATTTTCATATATTCTCCATATCTTTTTTATTCGTACTATCTATTAAAGCAAATCTATAATGTTTAGTATCAACTACCTTAACAAAAAAAGTTTGTTTATTTACTGTAATTCTTTCTATCGTATTATAATAAATATTTCTATAACCTTTTTTGCTCATATCAAAAGCAATTAAATATTCGTTAGGGTCTGTATTCCTTTTACCACCTTTAAGATTTTTTACTACACCCAACCTAAAATTGCCAGTTCGTAAAATAGTGTTTTTATCATAATCGGGATTTATTACAGGAAACCCAAACTCATTATCAACAAATTGTCGTCTATCTTTTTTTCTCCAACGAATATGAAATATACCATTAGTACCAACTATTTTCTGAATTGCTTCTGGTATGGTTTTATCTGTTTCTATTATCATTTTTTACTCCCTTTAAAAATGTTTAGTTTAATTTGCACATAAAAATTATTTAGTCAACTTTATTTTTGTTTTTAGTGTATCTAATATATCTTTTTCATTCTTTGTTTTTTGTGTATATCCCCTAAAATCTTTTAAAATACTTTTCCAAGTTTTAGGTGGAAAAAAATGTGTTGTAAGAGTAAAATTTTCTGGTGTATAAAAGAATTGTGGTAAAGCTGACATTTTTAAGCTGACATTTTTTCGTAAGGCTAAGTCATAAATGCTGACATTTTTTCTACCCGTTTTTAAAAAGTATAGCCGACCACCCGCTCTAAATTTTGTGCTGTGATAGTATGACAAATCTGCATCTATTAGTATCCAATTTGCTGACATTTTTTATTCTCCCCTCACATAAATTTACGCTAGTACCAAAGGGTTTCTGGAATCTATCTAGAACCACTTTCTACAGCCAACCACTTACAAGTCAATCGCCGACAGGTTTGATACTAGCGTAAACTTAGTGTAGGTACGACAACTAGAAAGCTAAAGTTTCTACACTAGTGAATGTTATCGTACCTACCAAGATAGCTCCGTTTATTGGCTTATCTTGTTTTGCTATCTAAAGGTAATGGCTCGTAGCTAAATCGAGCGAAACGATTAGATAACTAACATATTTAGGAAAAGGACTTACAGATATGACTACCATGCCCACTCCTAAACAGGCTTTTCTAGTTTTTATTGTTGTCTAGAACAACCACCCAAGATGTCTAGTAGAGCTTGTATGTCCCATTTTTATATACCTATAAGAGCTTTATCAACCTAAGGCTTGGGTTCTCTCCACTAAACACTATCCCTTTTATATGCTTTGTTTTTTGCTGTCAATAAAATCTTAGCAAAGTTATCCACAGGATGAAACTTTTTTATGTAACATAGAGTACAGTACCATCTAGTATCTTTGTATTTTATGGTAGGTACTTTAATATTACAACTCATGCATTTTTTGTTATTTGCCATAATAACCACTCCTTTAATTCACTTCTCATTAACAGTTCTGTTAAAAAATTTCCATAGGAATTAACAATATGTTCTTCTTCTTTATCTTTCATACCATACTGATAGAAACCTAGATGACAAAATTCATGTATCACTAAGTTAACAGCATCCATACCTCCCATATCAATTATTTGTTCATCTAAATAAATTTTTAATGGTGGTTTGCTGACAAAACTACCTTGATAATCAGAACTCTCATAAGCGACATCATGTGGTATTCTGACAAGTTCTACTTTATAAGCCCCAATAGTGACATTTTTTGGTAGCTTAACTAATTCTTTTAAGTTTTTTAGTAATTTATTATTTGACATTTGATATATCTTTCCATCCACCTAATTGTCTTATCTCATTTTTAGTTTCAATATGTTTTACATTACTAGATTTTTTTTGTAAATGAGAAAACTGACATTCTTTAATTAAATCAGCATCATCTTTAGCATCAACTTCATAAACTTCTTGTTTTTCAACTTTTATTGTTACTCTATATCTTCTAGTCATCCACACTTCTCCTTATCTTTAACCTTACTACAATAAAACTCCCTAGATTTATCTTTCATGGTTTGTTGTTTCTTTAGTATCTTCTTTTTCTTTTCTGGATTAGGACTACTTTCTAAAACATCATCAATAGCCTTAACAGTTTCTTTAGCTACCATAAAAGCACAGCCACTACAAGTAGCAAAAACAATTAATAGTAGTAAGGATATAACAATTATTCTATACACTATGCCTCCACCATCTTGGTTGTTTTCTACCTTTTTCCCATTTAGCAAAATACTTTTTTTCTCCTATATAGTACCTACGATAAGCAACAACATAATTTTTATCTTTGTATTTATCTGGCATACATTGAGGTGGTGTTGTAAAATTTCCCTTTGGTATTTCTTTCTTTAAATTGTCATTCCAAATAATATTTAAAATGTTAGAAGATTTATGTACTTTAGAATATCTTGATACATATTCTTCGTGGATACCATGAGCATTTCTCATTGCCCATTCAAAGTTATTTCGACAATCTCCTACCCATTTAGTCATAGGATGATTAGGGTATGCAGGTTTGTATAGTTCTTCCATTCTACCTGTATATCTTTGAACAGCAGTAGATAACATTTGTGCTGATTCTAATATCATTTTAGGTATATGTTTATCACACAAATATTTTGCTGATTTGTATGGTGCTTTGTCTAAAAAAAATATATTCATAGTTTACTCCTTAAATGATATAAAGTGTCCCGCAGTGGGGGTGTTCCCCTTGTACTCCTTTAAATTTAAAAGTCAACTAAAAAATTATTTTTTTTTTATTGACATTAGTTTTTAGTAGTTTAGAAGGGTTATATTAGTTTGGTTGACTACCAATGAAAAGTCTCGAAGGCTATGAGTATTGTCCTAAGTTTTTGGAAACAAAAATGACAAAGAGAGTGAGTATCGAATGAGACACTACAGGATATGGGTCAATAATTAAGTTCCTGTCCCGATGAATTGACATCGTGGGTATAAAACACATCCAAACTAATAACATAAAGGGGAGTATGCTACAAAACTTTTTAAAAGAACTAAACTTAAAAACTAACGAAAGTGTTAGAATAGATTGTCCTATTTGTTTTAACAAGAGTACTTTTTCTGCTTTAAATAATGGTACACAGACTATTTATAATTGTTTTCATGCTGATTGTAGTATTAAAGGTAGAACTAGAAATGAATTATCTAAAAAACTATTTAATGAGTTAGAAAAGCAAAAAGAACCAGAGATATTTTACTATAGAAATCATTGGGAAGATAGACTACCCCCTAGAATAGGATATAAAGACCCAAGTTTAAAAGATTTTAAAAACTATATCCAAAAATATGATTTAATGGATTATGGGAAAATAATTAGATATGACCGATATACTCATAGAGCAGTTTTTTTAGTTAAGAAAGATGATAATTTAGTTGATGCAGTTGGAAGAGCCTTATACAAAAACAAGAAACCTAAATGGTATAGATACGGCAATTCTGGGTATCCATTTATACATGGAAATAGTGATACAGCAATTCTAGTGGAAGATGTGGTATCTGCACTAACTATATCTAAATTTTGTACTGGAATAGCTTTATTAGGAACTAACCTTTTACAAACTCATATAGATGTGTTAAAGAACTATAAAAAGGTAGGAATAGCACTTGATAAAGATGCAAGTAAAAAAGCTGTTAAAATATTAGATGACTTAGCTTTAAATATGAATGTTAAATTTTTATTGTTAGAAGAAGATATAAAAGAAATGTTAGATGAAGATGTAAAAAAACTTATTAATAAAGTGAATAAAAAAGCTTGGGGATGGCAAAATGATACTTACTGAAATACTATCTATTTGCCTAAACCACGAGCATTACCAAAAAGTTCGTAGATTTATTGATAAGGATATGTTTAATCGTGATTATGGTATAGTATACACCCTAATAGAGAAAATACATGAAAAATATCCAGAAAAGGTACTAAAACTGCGAGAATTAAAGGTCATGTATGCTGACTTATATCCCGCAGTACCAAAGGCTACAAGGCAAAATATAGTAGATAAGATAGATGAATTAGATGAAAATAGTTCCATATCGGAACTAAATTTTGATGCTATAAAAAACTTTTGGGCTAGACAACAAGCAAAAGAAATAGGAGAAAAAGCGGTTGACATTTACACAGGGGCTGACAAAGATGTAAGTGGCTTACGAAGATTAGTAGAAATGTTAGATGAACAAAACATGGTAGGTAGTGAAACTTACAATGTTGTAGAAGAAGATATAGAAGAGTTATTTACTTTAAATGGGTCACAAGGCGAATTTAAACATAGACTACTGACAATAGCTGACAATGTTCCCGCATTAGATAGAGGTCATTTTGTTATTCTTTTTGCTAGACCAGAGATAGGTAAGACGACATTTTCTAGTTTTAATGCTTCTGGTTACATTAAACAAGGAAAAAAAGTGACATACTGGGCTAATGAAGAACCCGCAGTAAGAATTAAACTTAGAATAGTACAATCCTATTTTAATCAAACCAAAGAAGAAATCGCTGACAATATTGACAATTACAAAGAAGAGTACCTAACAAATATAAAACCTTACTTAACAGTTTTTGATAGTGTAGGTACACACATAGATGAAATAAATGAGTATGCACGAGTTTATAAACCCGATGTTATGTTTGTTGACCAATTAGATAAAGTTCACATTACTGGTCAATACAATAGAACAGATGAAAAATTAAAAGATGTTTATGTTAGAGCAAGAGAAATTGCAAAAAGACATGGCTGTTTATTATGGGCGGTATCACAAGCAAGTTATGAAGCAGAGGGAAAATCAATTATAGATTATTCTATGTTAGATAATTCTAGAACAGGTAAGGCAGGTGAGGCAGATTTAATTATAGGTATAGGAAGAGGTGCTGACAATCATGACTTGTCAGACCCTTATAGATGTATTACAATAAGTAAAAATAAATTAAATGGTTGGCATGGCTCTCGTCATGCAACTATAAGTATTAGGAGAGGGGTGTTTGAAAGTGATACTGACACTTGATGTAGAAACAACTTTTGATGTTGATGAAGAAAATAAAATAACTTCAAGTCCATTTAATGATAACACATTAGTTTCTGTTGGATATAAAGTTAATGACAATCCTGTTAAGTACTTATGTTTTTATCATAGAGATGAACCACCAACACCAAATGCAAAAAATATTTTACAGGATGTTTTAGACAAAGCTAATGTTCTTGTAGGACATAACATAAAATTCGATTACAGTTGGTTAATTCAATGTGGATTTACTTATGACAAAAAATTACATGACACTATGGTTATGGAATATATTATGGCACGAGGTGTTAAGTGGGGATTTTCACTAGAAGATTGTTGTAAAAGAAAAGGTGTAGCACTTAAAAAAAGTGAACTAATTCAACCATTTATGACAAATAAAACTTCGTATGAAAGAATACCTTGGACTATTGTAGAAGAGTATGGTAAACAGGATGTTGAAAGTACATACCAACTTGCAGTTGCACAGTTGAGTAAATTAAAAATGAATTGGGGAGATTTATATGAGTAAAAAATTTATATTTGATGTGCCTTGCTATTATGTTTATGAAGTTGAAGCAGAAACAGAAGAACAAGCTAGAAAAATTTTAATTAAAGATGGTGGGTTATCTTTAGAAGGAAATTTATCTTTAGATGAAAATGATTATAAAAATGCTAAGTTAAATTCAGTCATCTCTCAAACTATACTCTAGAGGAGGTATAAAGCTAATGCCTAACGGAATAGTACCAACTATAAAACTTTCAATGGAACTAACAAAAGTTTTAGCTGACATTGAAATGAATGGTTTACATATTAATACTGACATACTAACAAGTATAAAAGTTAAATTTGAAAAAGAACTTGTTGACTTACAAAAATATTTAAATGACAAAGTAAAATATTTTATGGGCGACACACCAATTAATTTAGATTCACCAGAAGATAGGTCGGTGCTTTTTTATTCAATGAAAGTAACTGACAAAAAAATGTGGGCGACAAGATTTAACATAGGATACGAATTAAGAGGTAATACAAAAAAACCTAAACGAAGAACTAATTTTGAAAGTATACAGGATTTTTATATAGAAATAAATTCTTTAGCTAGACCTATATTTAAAACACATGGAACTATTTGCCATAACTGTCAAGGAACAGGTAAGTACATTTACATGAAAAAAGATGGCACACCTAGTAATGTAAAAAGAAAGTGTAAAACTTGTGATGAAAAAGGATTACTGTTTACAAATAAAGATGAGAGAGCAGGATTAAAATTAAAACCAAGAAATGTTATTGATTGTTCTGCTATGGGATTTAAAACTGACAAAGAAATATTAGAAAGTTATTTATCTACTGCTAGTGATGAAGTACATGAGTTTTTAGTTAAGTATATACGATATTCAGCTATACGAACTTACCTAAGAACTTTTGTAGATGGTATGCAAAAAGCTATAAGTAAAGATGGTATGGTACATCCACAATTTATGCAATGTGTGACAAGCACAGGAAGATTATCATCTAGAAACCCTAACTTCCAAAATATGCCTAGAGGTAATACTTTTCCTGTTAGAGAATGTATCACTTCACGATTTAAAGGTGGGAAGATACTAGAGGGTGATTATTCTCAATTAGAATTTAGAGTAGCGGGATTTTTAGCGGATGACAAACAAGTGCTTAAAGATGTTAAAAATGAGGTTGATGTTCATAGTTATACAGCTAGAATACTAGGTGTATCTAGACAAAAAGCTAAGTCGGATACCTTTAAGCCTCTTTATGGGGGTATTTTAGGTACTCCAAAACAGATGCAGTATTATAGAGCATTTAAAAACAAGTATTCTGGTATTACAAGATGGCATAGAGAACTACAAAATGAGGCACTTATGTCAAATAAGATAAAATTACCGAGTGGAAGACAATATTTCTTTCCAAATGTTGAAAGATTACGGAGTGGTAGTGTGACAAATTCTACTGCTATAAAGAATTATCCTGTACAAGGCTTTGCTACAGCAGATTTATTGCCTATTGCATTAATTAATTTAAAAAACTTGTTGACAAAAAGAAATTTAAAGACTATTATATGCAACACAGTACATGATAGTATCGTTTTGGATGTGTATCCAGACGAAGAACAACAAGCTATCACAACTTTAAAGGAGGCTATGATGTCTTTATCAAATGAGTGTGAAGAAAGATATGGCTTTAAATATACAATGCCAGTAGGAATTGAGTTAAAACTTGGTAATGACTGGTTAAACATGAAGGAGGTTTATAAATCCAATGGTTGAAAATGGTACAGACAATAATGCTTTAGCGGTTCCAACTGACTTTAATACATTAAGTGATGCGGAGTTAATGAAGCTAACAGGACAAACGGATAATGGCGGTGGACAAGGTTCAGTGCTAGGTCGTTTATCAATTAACTATCAAACAGAAGATGACAATGACAAGCCGTTACCACGAGGTCATTTTGTTCTTCCTATTGATGGTGACAATGTGTATGCGAAAGAGGTTACTTTTAGACCTTTTCTTCGCTTATATGCATACAGTTATTGGGATAATAGTGAAGAGGAATTTACATCAAGTGTGCAAATGCCATCACTAGGAGACCAATTTGCCGATTCTAGGGGTACTTATAAGTGCGGAAAATTATCTAGGGAGGAATTTGAAAAACTACCAGAAAATGACCCACAGAGAGTTATCCAAAGTTCGATAAAATGTAATCAAGTTATTTACGGTGTAGCAACTCTTACAGGTAAACTATCTGATGAGAAAGATGTAAATGTTAAGGAAGTTCCATGTGTGCTATATGCTAAAGGTACAAATTATTTACCTTTTAGTAGTGCATTATCTGGTTTAGCAAAACAGAAAAAGCCAATGATAAGAACTAATCTTATGCTATCTACGAAAAAACAAAAATCGGGTGGAAACACTTATTTTTCTATTAGTATTAAGACAGGTTCTTCAGTTGATTTATCTGAAACAGATAAGGAATTACTTAAAGAATTTATGGTAGCTATAAAATCCGTAAACGAAAGTGTCATGGAGAAGCATCGTAATGCTATTAAAAGTAAAACAAAAGATGGCGACCACTCCCTAGCTATCGAGTTAGACCAAGAATAGCATATGTTATCTACTCTAATAGAGAGTTTTCTCTATGATGCGGTTCGGGGGAAGGCAAAACTTTCCCCCGAAACTATAGAAGAATTTAAAGAAGCTTGTGGTAAAGCTTTAGAAAAACAATTTAATGAAGCAATTGAATGGAGAATGAGGATGTCGGGGTTAGGTAAACCTCTATGTCAACAACAATTAGAAAAAAAAGGTAAAGAAAAAGAATTACAGTACAATACAATAATTAAGTTTTTAATGGGTGATTTACTTGAAGCAGTTGCTATAGCTGTTATGAGAGGTGCAGGTATAGAACTTGAAAAAATACAAGAACCTGTAAAATTAAAAATAGGAAACACCGAATTGGGTGGTACTTATGATGTTAAAATAGATGGTAAAGTCTGGGATATAAAGTCTGCTAGTCCATCTAGTTTTGTTAGTAAATTTGGTGAGTTTGGAAGTTATAATAAGATAAAGGGTGATGACCCATTTGGGTACATTATGCAAGGTCATTTATATGGTGAAGCTGACAATGTTCCTTTTGGTGGTTGGATAGCCATAAATAAAGTTACTGGAGAATTTGCTGTATGTGAGGCACCTGTAAATCAAGAAGAAGACAGAAAAGAAGTATTACAAACAGCTAATGAAAATATTAAAGCTTTAGAATCTAATAAAAAATTTGAAAAATTATTTCATGAAATACCAGAAACTTATGTTCCTAAATCTGGTAAACAAAAAGGTATCAGAATAGAAACAGGAAATACTATACTAGAAAGTATATGTGGTTACTGTGATTTTAGAAAACATTGTTGGCCTAAAGCAGTATTGCATGAAAAAGTAACATCAAAAGCTAAATCAAAGCCTATGGTGTGGTATAATAAATTAAAAAATACAGAGGTAAAAAACATATGAACATACTTTGGTTATCTCATCCTTTCAGAAAAGATGATATTACATCCAACAGGGATGCTATTTGGGTCTATACTGACAATGAATTACAAGAAGGTGGGGGTGAAATGAGAGAATTTATGAGAGGAAATGAAAATTGTCATCCACTTATAACAAGAGAAACAATAGGTAAGGACGGCTATTTTAGAGAGGATAACATAGCTAGAAAATCAAGAATGATAGATAATTACTTTAGTGCTTTACATATACGAATAAAACAAGGTAAATTAGCTATCTTACCTACCATAGAAATAAATGAGGCTATGATTGAAATGGAAAAACACGCCCCTATACTAGGAGATATTTTTTCTAATAATATCAAGAAAACAAATAAATTTAAAATGACAACGCTTATATGAGAAGAAAAGGATTTCGCTCTGAATTTGAGAGGGGAGTTGCCTTATTTTTAATTAAGAATAGTATAAAATATGAATATGAGCTACAATATCTTGAGTATCAACCTAAAATTAAGAGATATACTCCTGATTTTTATTTACCTAAACAGAATATATTTATTGAAGCAAAAGGTTTTTTTGATTTAGCAGATAGACAAAAACACTTATTAGTTAGAGAACAGAATCCAGATTTTGATATACGATTTTTGTTTGTAAATGCTAAAAATAAACTTAACAAGTCCAGTAAAACTACTTATGGTCAATGGTGTGACAAAAATAAAATACTTTGGGCGGAAAAAAGGATACCTAAAGAATGGTTGATATAAATAGACTTATAGACGAAACAGAAAAGTTATCGCTACTACCCGATAGACTTTATTTAATTTTAAAACCTGTAGACGATGGTAAAGGGGGTCTTGATATGATGGCATATGATACAACAAACCCTAAAGAGCCTATTAGCCCTGCTTTTTATGTGTTGAAAGGTATAATCGAAATGATGAACACTGATTTAGATAGGCTTGTTTCTTTAGGTCAAATGGCTATTATGGATAAGATAGTAGATATACAAAATAATGGGGATACACCTACAACAGAAATAGTAGATGATGAAAGTATAGAATTAGTTAATATAGGAAAAAAACATTGAGTAAAATAGAACAAAATAATGGAAAGACACTAAAAGAATTAAAATCACATGATTTTTCTATAACTAAATTTAAGAAAGATTTAAAGTATGGAAAGAAGCATGAAAAACTTGTAATGAAATCACGAGAGAATTATGAGTTGAAGACAGACCGATTGTCACATAAAACAGGAAATGTATTTGTTGAGTTTATGTCTAGAGGAAAGGAAAGTGGCGTAAAAACTAGCAAAGCTGACATTTGGATATTTAGAATTGTGGATAAGAAAGATAAACATATGTTTTCTATTGAGATTCCTCTTGACAGATTGCGAAAGAAGGTGTATAATAGATATACTATTGTCTCTGGTGGTGACAAGTTAACTTCTAAAGGATATTTAGTACCTATAACAGATTTGGTGGCATTATGACAGAAAACTATAAAGATTATAAATTAAGAGGTAAAATTCATGCACCATTTGGCCCTATGCTTTTAGAGTTTAAAATGCCAGAACCTTATGTTAAAATGTTAAATACATATGGAGATAAAATATCTTCAAGTGATGAAAAGTCAAAACAGCTAGATTGGTCAAATAATCTTGTAGGTAATGTTAAACAAGAACATAAAATTGAAGACCATATATGGTACGAAAAACCAAATAAAAACTTACCTAGTTTATTTAATTGGGCAGGAAATTGTGTTAGTATGTATATTAAAACACATCTTGCTAATGGTGATAAAGATGATATAGAAATGTCTAAAAAACCTATTAAAAGTATTAAATTACATAATAGTTGGCTTGTTAATTCTATTGCAGGGGATTTTAATCCACCTCATATGCACTCTGGAATGTTATCTATAGCAGGATGGTTAAAGGTTCCTAAATCTATTGAAGAAGATAAAGAAAGAGAACAGGCGGGGTGGATAGAATTTTTATTTGCAGACCCTCATCCTTTTGTTAATCCTAAGTATTCTATAAAACCAGAGGTAGGAAAAATAATGGTATTTCCTAATTGGTTACAGCACCAAGTATACCCATTTAGAGGAAAAGGAATTAGACGAAGTATATCATTTAATATGAGTTATAATTTTTAGTGGAGATATGGGAATTTTGGCTACTATTAATGGTAACAATAAATACCATACAAAATTTAATTGTATTTTTTGTGGGTAGAAAGTTTAAGAAAGAAAAAAAATAGTGAAACTAACAAAAGAATTTTTAGAAGAAGCCAGTAAGTTAATTGGTGGGGATAGACAAAAAGATTATGGTGATAAGGTACAAAATCACACAAATATAGCAAAATTATGGTCTGCATACTTAGATGTAGAAGTTACAGCAGAAAATGTTGCTATAATGATGGGTTTATTGAAGGTAGCACGCACTAAATTAGGGGCTACGAGTAAGGATACATATATAGATATGGCTGCTTATAGTGCTATAGCAGGTGAAATACGATTTAAAGATGAAAAAAAGAATAGTTAAAATACAAAAATTAAATGATATTGACCAAGATGATTGGAAAATAACATTTGAAGATGAAACACACATTAATAAAAAACATGAGCAATTTTTTGAGCTAGTTGAAATAGGGCTTAATGTGATAACAAATAGGGAGATAAAAATGAGTGAAAGGCCAAAAGCAGAAGAAACATCGGCAATATTTGAAACAGATGAAGAAGTAAGAAAGAATGAAAAGAAAAAAGTAAGAGAATTTAGAGAGGATGTTAAGAATTTGAGTTTTTCACAATTTAATAAAAAATATCCATCTAGAGATTTGGGAGATACCAACAAATGATATATGGCAGCCTCAAGTACATTAGCTAGTTTTGAATTAAAACTAACTACCGAAGGATTAATAATCCTAGAAAAAAAAATAGCCCCTGCAAACGAATTTACAGAGGCTATGGATAAATGGAACCCATCTTATGAAAATACTCCAGTAATAGAATCTATGATAAAATACTCTGATGAAGTATTTACTGTTATGTTACAGGATATACAAAAAATGACTTACTAGTTTACACCTAAAATTTAGTAAAAAATTTAGTTGGATAATGGGTTATTTGATTCTAGTTTAATTTCTTCAATTTGAGAATCTTGTAATTCATTTTCTTTTAAAGCTATTGCAACTTGTTTGGATAATTCAGATATTACATTTTCAAGTGATTTAATAGTCTGACGAATTGGTGCTAAAATAGGGTCTATAATAAAAGGTTCTGGTATATCAAGCATAGCAATTTGTTCTTTTACTTTTCCTATTTCTTTAAATACAGCAGTTAAATCAACAGGTTGTATTTTATCATCAACTTTTTTAATTCTATCTATTAAGTCTACTTTATATTCATTAGCATATAATAGCACATCATCAAATTGTTTTTCTAATTCTTTATCTTTAGTTTTTAATGGTTGTAAGTTAACAGGAGGCTCATTTTCTAATGCAGAAAGACGTGTGTTAAACTCGCCCCATGCATAAAAACC